ACCGTTACTGCAGGAGCCGTGGCCTCTCTTGCACCGTTGACTGAACAATAGACCACCGGGTTGACTGCGAACTTCTTGTTCAGAGCTAGCTTGTCAGCCGTGCCGATATCTACGGTCCGAGTGGTGCCTGATGTGGTGGCATCGATCCGTGTCACGTTCTTGAATGCCTTAGTCGTGGTCTGGGCATCGGAGGATGCTGAGAAGGTCAGGTTTTCGGTAATGACCGCTCCCGAGATGTCCAACCCGGTGAACTTCATCTCGGTTGTGACTGCGCCTGATGGAGTCACTATGAGGCATCGGGGGACATCCGGATCATCGAGGAAGTTCGAAGATCCGACACCAGTAGACCTTATCAGTAGGTTGGTGGTCGAGTTCAGGCTGGCGTTGTTCACGATCTGGTCGGTGTCGCTGGTTTCGGCTGCGGGAATGGTGATAACAGCTCCCACCAGGTTCTTGTTGTAGACTCCGGCCACGTCCGAAGATGCGGCACTGGCGGCACCCATCAGAGCGAGCAGCACCAGCAGAATGGCTATGAATCTCATTTCAGTGGCCTCCAGAGTAGCCAGATAGTACCGGCACCTGCCGTGGTCGATGCACCGACGGCCAGCTTGATTGCGGTGGCGGTGGCGAACGGGATGTTCAGGGCGATAGGATCATGCATGCCTGCCGTCTTGGGGAAGTCGTCGTTCTCTATGTAGGCATCCGGGTCCGAAGCATCCCCGAGGGTTAGCGTGTCGTTAAAGCCTGTGGCGATGTTGACCACGGCGTACTCCAGGATGCTGTTGCCGGGCACGGTTCCTATCTTGAAACTGCCGGGCGTATCGTCAAAGACCAGTTTGGCCTGGTTGGCGTAGAGCTTGTCTGCCATCAGGTTATCGGCCTTGACTGGCCCCCAGATGCGGTCTACTCTATGAGTCAATTGGTGTCACCTCCTCGGGTATAGCCACTATAGCTCCTGAGTTGATCAGGACTTCAATGGTACTTTGTCGCTTCGTCTCGGGCCTGACAGCCATCTTAGCGGCATCTTTCGGGCTGATGATAGAGCCCCGCGTGAACTTGCGCAGGGCTTTGCCATCATGCCTTTCGAATGCTCGCACCACTTTGTAGCGAGTCATCGTTACCGCCTTCAGGCTACCACGTTCTTCATGAACATGCCTGCAGTTTTGGCCATTACCACCGGGCACCAGCACTGGAAGCCCTGGTAATAGGTTGTGTGGGTGTGCAGGTCGGGGACCTGAGAGAGGGCGGTATCGAATCCACCCAGAGGTTCGTTGAAGGACAGGTTCATGCCCGCTAGGGTAGTCAGAGGTCCGGGGGAGGTCACGTATCCCAGCCAGATGTGCTTACCGAATATCCAGTCAAGCGCGACAGTATCACCGGGAGCGGCGGTGTTGTACATGGCTTTAGCCACCAGAACGTTATCGATGTCCAGAGCCTGAGCTATCATCTGCTCGTTCAGCTTGGTGGGGACCTTGTCAGCACCCTGTGGGTTCCTGTAGAGACTGATCAGCTGGTTGTTGATCCTCATCTCCTCATAGGCCTGCTCGCCTATGACCATCGTGTTGGGCATCAGACCACAGGCCTTCTTGATAGCCAGCTTGGAATCCTTGAAGACACCCAGAGGATCGCTGTCCGCGTCGTTGAACTGCCTGATAGTCTCGCCTGTGGTGATCTCTCCAGGAGTCCAGGTCTCACCGCTGCCAGTTCCAGTGACATCGATTCCCCAAACAGACTCCTTGAAGTAGCTGTTGGCGATGACCAGCTCCTTATTCAACTGGAGCACGTCAGTAACCATGTTGGTTGTCGCCTGCTCGATGGGGTAGCCCTGGTCGGCCACGTAGGGGATATCAGCCATCAGAGGCATCTCGAAGGCATACCGTCGGCACACATACGAGCCGGGGGTATCTACCTTGAGTTCTCCCTGGGGCGGGATGCTGCCGGGTCTCCACTCACCTGCCTTGTTGGTAAAGTGATTCTCCATAGCCCACTTGGGATAGAGACCGGCTATCTGGTTCACCGATATCATGGGGAACCATTTATCAGCCACGAAGTTTGTGGGTTCCTGCCTGTAGGCGAGAGACCACTCCGATTCCAGCCGGGCTACGTGGATCTGTGAATAGTCCAGGCCCTTGTTAACTACCTGCTGGGCCAGGGATGCTATAGTTTCTCTGTAATCCATGAATCATCACCTCAAATGTTCGCCTGGTACGTGAACAGTCTCACGGTAGCCGGGAGCCCCGCAGCAGCAGCGACTTCGCACTGTCCCACGATGATATCCTTGTCGGTGGGCGTGGCCTTGTCGCCGACACCACCAGTTCCGACTTTCACCAGGTCACCTACTGCCAGACCACTGGATCCAGTCTTGACGAGGGCTTTACCTCTCCACTGGACCAGCGCGGTGATTGAGAAGTTGGTGGAAGTCGCGGTTTCCGTAGGCCTGTTGCACAGGACGCCTACCGGATGGCCGCTTGTGAATGCCTGTACTGTCCGGGCTCTTGTGGTGTCCAGCTGGACGAAACAGTACTCCAGAGCAGACATGTCACCGTCCGGATTGTAGGAGCTAATGTCTCCCGGTAAAGCCTCTCTGAATGGGGCTGTAATATCAGTCACTTCAGATCACCCCCATCTGAGCGCGCACAGTACCTGCCCTCTCCTCGGCCAACACGGACTTAGCCAGAGCGCCATTCTCGCGAGTGGCTGCGGCTACCGCCAGAGCGTGGCGAACCTTTGGATCTGTGGGGCCGCTACCGGACTTCTGGATTAGGCTCTCGTGCTTGGTTACCAGGGCTTCGAACTCGGCCATAGAGGTCCCAGGTGCGGGCCTGTCGCTACCCATCGGATGATAGAGCAGCTTTCCGGCCTCGGCCTTCATTACGCTGGCCTGCTTGAGGGTCTTCAAGATAGTCTTCCGGGCCTCGGTTGGCAGAGCTTCCAGGCTCTTCAGGATCTCAGCTCCCTCTTCAGGAGTTCCCAGGCCGGAGAAATCGGACTTGGCTATCTGCTCATACTCCTTCTTGCGGAGGATAGAGCGCAGCTCCTCGTTCTCCTTGCGGATCGGTTCGACTGCTTTCTGGACGATATCCAGC